ACAAACTTACAAAGAGTTTAAGGGATGAACTAGAAGACGCAGTTCTATCTCAAAGAATTATGCCATCTATGCGTTGTCTTATGACAGCTGGTGAAGCATTGAAACGCGAGAACATCGCTGGGTATAACTGTTCTTATGTTGCGATAGATCGTCCACAAGCATTTGACGAAGTTCTGTATGTGTTGATGAATGGTACTGGCGTTGGTTTCAGTGTGGAACGTCAATACGTGGTAAAACTTCCAGACGTTGCAGAAGAATTTTTTGATTCTGACACTACTATCACAGTTTCAGATTCTAAGTTAGGTTGGGCAAAGGCTCTTAAAGAATTGGTTGGTATGTTGTATATCGGTCAGATACCTCGTTGGAATTTGACTAAGATTCGTCCTGCTGGGGCTCCTCTTAAAACTTTCGGTGGTCGTGCATCTGGCCCAGAACCTCTAGAGAATCTATTCAATTTTGCAGTAAATGTTTTCCGAAATGCAAAAGGTCGTAAGTTATCCTCTATCGAATGTCATGATATTGTTTGTAAGATTGCAGAGGTAGTAGTTGTAGGGGGTGTACGAAGAAGCGCACTCATAAGTCTCTCAAACCTCTCTGATGACCGTATGAGAGCGGCAAAGTCGGGTCAGTGGTGGAATACAGAACCACAACGTGCATTGGCAAACAACTCTGCTTGTTATACAGAAAAACCAGATATTGGTGTATTCATGGATGAGTGGAAGTCTCTTTATGATTCCAAGTCTGGAGAACGTGGTATATTCAATCGTGAGAGTGCAGTTAAGATGGCTGCAAAGAATGGTCGTAGGAATACAGAAGATTTTCAATTTGGTACAAATCCTTGTTCTGAGATTATTCTACGTAATCGTGAGTTCTGTAATCTATCAGAAGTAGTAGTACGTGCATCTGACACACGGGAGTCTCTTTTGGAGAAGGTGCGTCTTGCAACGATTCTGGGTACATTTCAAGCTACACTTGTAAACTTCAAGTACGTATCATCCTCATGGAGAAAGAATTGTGAAGAAGAAAGACTTTTAGGAGTTTCTCTTACTGGTATTATGGATAATAAACTTCTCAATGGAAAGGGGTTAGATCATGCATTACCTTGTATACTTCAAGATTTAAGAGAGGAAGCAATCAGAACAAATGCTGAGTTTGCAAAGAAAATAGGAATTAATCAAAGTGTTGCTGTTACCTGTGTAAAACCATCTGGTACAGTATCTCAGCTCGTTGATGCTGCGTCTGGTATTCATGCTCGTCATAATCCTTTCTATGTTCGTACAGTACGTGGTGACAAAAGAGATCCCCTTACTCGTATGATGAAAGACACTGGTTTTCCAGTTGAAGATGATGTTACAAATCCAAGTCACACTTCTGTATTCTCTTTTCCTGTAAAGGTTGATCAGGGTGCAGTATTCCGTGCAGATATATCTGCAATTGAACAATTAGAACTTTGGTTGATATATCAGAAACACTGGTGCGAGCATAAACCATCTGTTACTATTTCTGTAAAAGAGGAAGAGTGGCTTGAAGTTGGAGCTTGGGTATATAAACATTTTGACTTTATGTCTGGTGTCAGTTTCCTTCCATTTTCAGAACATACATATAAACAAGCACCGTACCAAGACATTGATGAGAAGGATTATACTATACTTTTAAATAAAATGCCTAAAGAAGTTGATTGGACAAAACTATCAGATTATGAAAAAACTGATATGACAATCGGTGCTCAAGAATTAGCTTGTGCCGCAGGATTTTGTGAAATACAATGAAATTAATTGTATGTGAGAAATGTGAAGCAGAATATAAAGTTATGCATAATTTAAATGAACAATATTATACTGTAAAGTTTTGTACTTTTTGTGGGGAAGAATTTTCAGAAGATGAAGAACTACAGGATGAAGTAGAGCTAGTAGGATATGATGAAGAGGACGATTAATTGAGTGGAATATTATTTGGTTTTCCTGTGTATAATTTTAGGATTGACCCTGATTCTTATGATAAAGAAAAAATAGTCAGTGACATAAAAGAAAATTATGAGATAGATAATAATAGAAATGAGTGGGGCTCTAGTAATCTTCACCATGCTTATGGTAATTGGGAAAATGAAAAGTTTATAGATATAAACTATAATAAATTAAAACAAATATACCAAAAAACTTTTGAAGATTTTTTTCGCACTAATGGTTTTGTTAGTGGGGAACCTTTTAATTTCCACTGGAACATTGTAAACTATACAGCAATTAAAACAGGGCAATACATGAAAGCTCATACTCACCCAGAGTATGATTTTTCTTGTACTCATTATATTAACTTTAATCCAGAAAAACATAGCTCAATACGGTTTGTGAATAGTAGTCCTACAGGCTTATTTGGAAGAGAAATTATGAACGAACAATATCTAATAGCAGATAGGTCGTTTACGTCAAACTCATATTTGTATGGAGAGTTTGATTATCCAGCTAATGAAGATGACATGTTAATATTTCCAGCAACATTACAACACGAAGTTCCTAAACAAGAAGAAACAGATGAATTGAGAATATGTATTGTAACTAATATAAAGTTATTAAAAATAAAATGACTTGGCACTATAGGGGTGAACCATTTACAAGTGAGATGATTAAAGACTATCTTGGTTTTGTTTATATAGTAACTGACAAAAGAAATGGTAAAGACTATATTGGCAAAAAAGGTTTAATGTCAAAAAGAAAATTACCTCCACTGAAGGGTGCGAAAAGAAAACGCACTAAGATAGTGGAGACTGATTGGAAAACTTATTGTGGCTCAAGTGAAGAAGTAAAGTTGTTAGTAGAAGAACACGGATTAGAATTGTTTGATAGAGAAATAGTTAGACTGTGTAAGTCAAAGGGTGAACTAAATTACTATGAAGCAAAACTTCAGTTTGATACAGATTGTCTATTAAAACCAGATGAATACTATAATGCATTTATCGGTTGTAAAATAAGTCGATCCCACCTATCTAAAATATTAAAAAGTGATTCATAGTATTTTATTAAGAACCTCTTAAAATAGTATTTTAATGTATAAATATACATAGAAAGAAGGAATGATATGAAGATCAAAGCAATAATACTTGCTTTGGTGATGTTATTGCCATCTATAGTATTTGCGGCAGATACGAATACCAACTCTACCGTTGTGACCGACAAAGCACCACCAACAGCATCAGCACCATCATTAGTCATTAACAATAGTGACGTTTGTAAGAGTGCTGCAAGTGCAGCAATCCAAACTCAAATACTTGGATTTTCTTCAGGTATAACTGTGACTGATGAGAACTGTGAGAGACTTAAACTCTCACGTGGACTTTATGGTATGGGTATGAAGGTTGCCGCCGTAAGTATGTTGTGTCAGGACGCAAGAGTCTTTGACGCTATGTGGATGGCAGGAACACCTTGTCCTTATAAGGGTTCGATAGGTGATACTGCAAAAGATAATTGGGAGAAGTTTCCTGATGATGCACCATCAGACAGTTTAGTATTTAAAAAAAAAGAGATGAATCAGGGGTAGAGAATGAAGAAGTTGTCGATGACATTTACCCTTCTCCAGATGATTACTCAGATGAAGAACGGATTACAGAAGCTCCAAGTTCAGGCGTCTATATCGCCGGCACTGTTGTTGTCGGGGTTATTGGTATGTTCTTTGGTATTCCTCCATTCCTCTTATTCTAACGCTGGTGGTGTAGACTCAAATTCAATTACAAGTGGTTCTACTTCATCTTCTGCTACTGGTAGTTCTACTAGTTCCACAGTAACAAACGATGATGGATCAACGACTACTACACAGACTACACCAACAATTACAACGACAACGACTACCACAGTGACACAAACTGAGGTTCCTAACATTGTAAAAAACCCTACCTTTACAAATCACTTAGGTGGTGGTTCTTCGGCAGATTGGTCTATTTCAACTTGTCCAGGCGGTTGTGCATTTAGTCCTGCTGTTGGGTTTATGGTAGGCAACGGTGGTACAATAACACAATCTTTTAGCCAGTCTGATCTTTTTGGTAATGATGTTGATTCTACAGAACAGG